TTGGTCTAATGCTGATCAGACATCTGATTCTGTCGAAGGTTTCACCATCCATGAAGGCCGCGTTGTTGATATCCTCGCTGGTACGAACGTAACTCGTTGGTATGTCGGTGGCGTATCTCAGTGTATAGAGCCGAGGGGCGCCGCATTAGTCCTTATCAAGGATGCTCAGCCAAATTTAGTCGCAATGTAGTAACAATTTATTAACAATATAAATAATAAGGCCCTAGATATTCTCTAGGGTCTTTCTTTATTTCTTCATCTTTAAACCTTTATTCCAAGGCGTATGGCCTTTAAGTGTTTCAGATATCTTCTTACGTGTTTCTTCTGAATGAGATATGCCTTTATTCCAAGCTATTTGTGTTCCTTTCTTACCTTTATTCCATGGTATTGAACCTAATTTAGAATTTCTTTGATTACTTAATGCTTCATCAAATGTTGCATTCTCAATTCTATTACACCAACGTAAATTTCTAATATCATTTACATTCATATCTATAGGATTATGTGATATATGGTCAATCAGGTTTCTATTATATTCTATATCTTCTTCAGTCTTAGGTATGAAATGCTCAGCTAATAATCTATACGAATATTCTCTCTTTATTAATTGTCGCAATGGAATAGGTTCAATTACACCATTTCTACGTTTCATATTACCTAAATTAGATATAGCTATAATAGCATCATGCCTATTTGATTTATTTATTATTTCAATCCAAATTTCATTCATAATTATATAATATAGAAATAGGATTGACATTTGTCAACCCTATAATAAATTATTTAAGAACGTTTACGTATTCTTGAATATTATTGTCCAACCATCGTTTACTTAAATATTCATATTGATATTTCAATATTTCTCCATAATGTTCTTTGGCCCTTTCCACAATAAATTCAATTGTTTGTGCAGTTGCATTTACTGGTATCTTCTGATAAGGATGTGCATCTTTATAAGGGCTATCAGGGAAATCTGAAACTAAACAAACACGCCCAATAGCCGAACTTTCTAATAGCTTTAAGTCTGATTTACATTTATTAAATACATTATCGGCTAAAGGTGCTATAATAAATTTAGCTTTCCTACCAATATTACAGAAGCTACGTGGATATGTTGACATAGGATAACCAGGGAATGTAGCTATAGGTTTAATGAAATTTGGAGTATTAGACATTGTAATAACTTTCTTATTCTGTAAATATTTAACCCATCCATTATTGAAATCACCATAAGATTTACCGTCGAGTGGGTAATGTGTAGCCGATCCAGCATACATAAATATATCTTCTTCAGGAATTGATGTAGCTGTATCAAACAGCCAGTCTTTAACAGAGAGTCTATTAGGCATTACTGTAATCTTCTTTGGATCAATAAATTCAGATAATGCATTCTTAAGATATTCAGTAGAACATGTAGCTTTATCAATTACCTTTGCAGCGTATTTCTCCATTGCTTCAGTATTAGCTTTGCAGTCTACCTTAGTCTTACAATAATTGTAATCCGGTAATCCTTCTCCTTTATATAGCCATGTCAAATCATCGAAATCTACGATTAGTTTAATACCAGTCGATTCTTTAAATTTAAGCAATGGTTCTAAGCTACCATTCGATGTAATCCGTTGTGTATAGATTATATCTTGGCCAATTCCTTTAAATTTGGTTGGCGGGAATAAATATACTTCTTTACCAATACCTTGAAGCATATTTGCAACCTGAATAAGTCTATAATAACCACATGCGCCAGTATCGCCAGGTATGATTGTTGTGCTAGGATTTAATGTGCTCATATTATTTCATTTCCTTGTTTATATGTTTAACCTTATGATCAGTTATACTGTCTATATATTCGTCAAGTTCTTCTAAACAATGTGCAATAATAGCTTCTTGTTTAGCCAAATCTTTAGCTTTCTTTGTATAAACGTGACAGAAAGCTGTGTAACAAATTCTATATGCATAGCTATATATTGAACTACCTTTCTCAACATTAAATGTAGGCAATCCATTAAGTAGCTCGAATATAGCTTGATCCGCCAGTTCTTCACGTTCATCATAAGGCTTCTTACTAAATTTGGGATTCTCCAATACAATATATATAATCGTATAGATATACATAGCGTATCGATCATTCTGTTCATTCTCTAATTGTTCTTTATTATGCAGCTTTACGACAATATTCGTGAAATCATCTAAATCTAAATCATAGTATTTAGTGAAATTATTATCCTTAAAGCTGATATCCAGTTTACGTTTACGGCCTGGATTCTTCCATTTAGGTAATATACTCATGTTTAACCTCTTATTATATATAGCGTAAATATAGTAAATTCTGTAAATTATTGTTTACAATGGCTAAATAATTCTGTATATTCTTATTAAACACTAATTATTAGTTATAACATAAACCATACAGCTATGCTTAGGAGATAAGAATTATATGGTAACAGGTGATCAGGAATTACAGTGGGCTTATTTACTCTGCCCGACTTTCGAACTTTCTAATTCAGAAGGTAAACCATTAACAAACGGCTATATTGAGCTTTATATAGCTGGTACACGAGACAAATATTACGCTGCATCGGACTTTGCTGGAACTTTACATCCGTTTCAGATTCCCTTAGATAGTCTTGGTTCTAATATTGTATTAGTTAGCCCAGATAACGCTTACGATATTTACGTATACAATAGATTCGGCAATCTTGTGATGAGCCGTTATAACGTCGTTCCAACAAATGGTGCAGCTGGCGGCGGTTCTTCTAGTTCTAATATTTCTATTGAATCTGGTGATGGAACTGTTGTAGTTACTGAATCTACTGATCCAGAAACTGGCGTAAAGACATTTGATTTGTCTGTTCCTTCTGTATCTGGTAATCCTTCATTCTGGACTGGCCGTGGTGCTGCAACAATGGGTGTTACCATTAGTGATACAGAATATCATAAGCTTGATATTAGTAACCATTCTATTAGAAATCGTAATGATGATATTACTGTAGTTAATGGTGAATTTAATCTTAAGAAAGGTGTTTATTTCTGGAACGTTACTGTTCAGTTAGATAAATATGAAGCTTATGATAATACTCGTCAAAGAGTATTTATTGAGTCTGGCTATAATCGTGGTGCATATACAATGGATATGACCCATGATGAATCTGAAACTATTTCGTTCTCTGGTATTACTGTAGCCGATTATGATGATACCAAACAGGATATTAAGATTAAATCTGAAGGTGAATCTCCCTTCAAGGCTGTACTTTATAACGTATCTATTCATAAATTAAATCAGAACGTTCTTGGTGATAATGGAACTACTTATACTGCTGGTGATTACATTGAAATTACAGAAGATGACGTAATTAATGTAACTGGTCTTACTACTCCAGAAGATGTTGAAGCAATGATTGACGCAGCTATTACTGCTGTGGTTTCTGGTGATATGTATACGGCTGGTGATTACATTAATATCGATGAACATGTAATTTCCGTAACTGGATTACAACCGGAAGGTAATTATCTTACTCCAGAAGATTTGGAAGGCTATGCTACTGAAACATATGTTGACAATTCTGTATCTTCCTTTACTACACATACTGAAGTTTACGAATCTACTGTAACTGCTATTCAAGCAGCTACTGGCGCTATTCCTGATACAGAAGATGTAGAATTTGAAGAATTAGATATAACACAGTTTGCACAAGCTAGCTCTATTCCTGTTGTAACTGGTTTCGCAACTAGAGATGAAGTATATGAAGCTGTTGTTACTGGTGTTCAACTTGCTACTGCTCAGATCCCAGATCAATTAGAAGCCGGTGATTATGTTTCTATAGTAAACAATACAATAAATGTAACAGGATTACAAGAAGCAGGTGATTATTTAACACCAGAAGATCTTGAAGGATATGCTACTGAAGAATATGTAACCACATACGTTGATAATTCTGTATCTTCTTTCGTTACTGAAGAACAGGTAACTGCAATGTTCCCGGAAACTGAAGATGTTACATTTAAAGAACTTGATATCACTCAATTTGCTATGACTTCTGCTATTCCGGTTGTTACTGGCTTTGCTACACATACTGAAGTATACGAAGCTGTCGTTACTGGCGTTCAGTTAGCTACTTCTATGATTCCTGATTTAGATGGTTACGCTACTGAAGAATATGTAACTACATACGTTGATAATTCTGTATCTTCTTTCGTAACAAATACAGAAGTTTATGATGCTACCGTTACCGCTATTGAAGCAGCTACCGCAGCTATTCCTGATAGTGAAGAAGTTGATTTCGAAGAAATTAATCTTGAAGATTATGCATTAGCCTCTGCTATTCCTGATAGTGAAGAAGTTGAATTTGAAGAAATTAATCTTGAAGATTATGCATTAGCCTCTGCTATTCCAGTAGTTACTGGCTTTGCTACACATACAGAAGTACATGACGCTACTGTTACAGCTATTGAACATGTTACTGCATTAATTCCTGAAGCTCAAGTTCAGAGTGACTGGACTGAAGCTGATAATACCGATCCTAGCTACATTCAACATAAACCAGAAGAAGTTAGACTTGTTGCTGGTGATAATGTTACTATTACAGAAACTGCAACTTCTGTAGTTATTTCGGCTTCTGGTGGTGGTGCTGAATATACAGCTGGTTCAAATATTGAAATAAATAATGATACTATTTCTCTTAAAGACGTAGTTCATATTGATTCGCGCAATGAAGCACCTGAAGGTTATTTACTTCTTGGTAATATAGTTCATTGGGGTCATGATGATTATGGTCCTGGCATAATGGTTAGTGCTACCATGGATGACTACATGGATAATCGTGGTTATGTATGGTACAATACAAGTGATCAGGGTAGAGAGGAACGTTTCTGGGGTCAATATGACTATGATAGAGAAGCAATGTCTGTTTCTGGTGAAAGCTTCTTATCTATTCATGAAGGTGACATCACATATCAAAGAGGTGATTTCGATGGGACTGGCAGAGTACCAGTTATTTGGTCTTGTTCTGGAATGCGCTATGACATTGACAGATTACAAGAAGCTGTAACTGCAATTCCGAGTGCATTACCAACAACTGAATTAGGTAAATTCACTATTCAGAGCAATGTTTCTGGTGGTCCTATTGAAGTAATCTGTCCAACAGACCAAGCACCAGACGCTGTATTATATCAAATAGATTCTGTAACTGGATATGCTTATGCAACAAATAATAACTCAGGCGTAATTAACTATTATTACGGTGAAACTCCTGCCGACTTTAATGGTAGTGATGATGCTATATTATTTACTATTAATGATAATATATCAAACATAAATGGCATAGCATTCTACTATACTCAATCTGACACTAGTATGGGTGGACCTAATTTAGCAACAACTTCTATACCAGGTGACTCAACATCACATACGGTACAAAGTGGTAGTTATAAAGTTAAAGCGTATTATAATCAAGCTGTACAAGGTGGTTATGGCAAGTATCTTCAGATTATGTTTAGCTGGTATAGTTATGCTTCTAATCCTGAGCAATCTATTCAGTGGGCTCAAGAAGCCTTATCAAAGATTACATTCTTTGGTGTAGTTCGTCCTGACCCGACACTTGGTGCTATAGTTAATCTTAATAGATATGAACTTGGTAATACTGCGACTATTACTAATCCTTCAGGATTAACTCAAGCTGGTGTATATACAGATCCAATAACTAAGAAACAATCTGTATATCTCCCAAATAGTATGCCTAGTGACTGGACAGCAAATAGGAATATAGCACAAGCATTCCAATATGGTAGCACTTATAATAGTATGAGTAATTATGCTTATGGTACTAAACTGTATAAAGCTTATAAGTATACTTCTTCTCCGGAGCGTTATCAGTTTGCATATTGCACAGATTGGGATGCTGCAAATAAGTTAATGACTTTCGTTGCATACGATAATGATGGTAATGCAATCGAGAAATGGACATTGGATTATACTTCTACTTATTCTAACGTTTGGACGACTACTCCTATTTCGAGTGGTGGAACTGAATATACAGCCGGCGATTACATCTCTATCGAGAACGATGAAATTGCTGTAACTGGTGTTGGAAATCTTGTAGCTGGTGACAATATTACAATTACTGAATCTGGTAATAATATTACAATTTCTTCAGAAGGTGGTGGCTCTACTTATACAGCCGGACAATATATCTCTATTGACAGTAATGATGTAATAGCCGTTACTGGTTTAGCTCCTGTATCTGGTTCTGATGGTATTGCAGTAAATAATAACGTTGTATCTCTTGATACACCTGTTGAAATCGTACCTGGTGATAATATTACAATTTCTGTAACTGGCGCTTCTGCTATTATTTCTGCTCAAGGAGGTGGAGTAACCGAAGCACAATTATATGATGCTACTGTTACGGCTGTACAGGCAGCTACTGGTGCAATTCCAACATTTACAGAAGGTAACTGTGTAGATATAACATCTAATGTTATTTCTTGGGAAACGAGTGCTGGTATTACTGATATTGTTACTGTTTCTGCATTACCTGCAAATCCAGTAGCAACAGTAATTTATTTAATTCCGGAGACTTAATATGAGTATCTATATAGGAAATAATAAATATAAAGAGATATATCTCGGTTCTAATAAGATTTCCGAGGTTTATCTCGGTTCTAATAAGATCTTTAGCGGCGTAGATCCGTATAATCCGCTTGGTTTACCAGCTAATACTGTTCGTGTTAAGACCTCTGATGGAAATGCGCCTAAGAAAGTCGCTAAGACATCATGGAGTCCTGCCACATCTTATGAAACGGCTACTTTAGTTTCAGGTACTAATAATATCTATGACGTTTATAAGAGTGGAACTTCATTTAAAGATTTATTATATGGTTCTAGTAACGTTGCTGCAGTTCTTGGTGCTAATACTACAGGAATTACTAATATGCGGGCTATGTTCGCTCAGTCATCCATCTCTTCAGTAGCATTATTTGATACATCTAGTGTTACTAATATGTATCAAATGTTTCAGGGTTGTCAATCTTTAACTTCTGTTCCGTTATTTGATACATCTAATGTAACTGATATGACAGGCATGTTAGCTGGTACTCAAGCTTTAAACTCTGTTCCGTTATTTAATACATCTAGTGTTACTACTATGAGCAGTATGTTTGCAGCTAGTGGTATAACCATGGTTCCATTATTTGATACATCTAGTGTTACTAACATGTATTATATGTTTGATTATTGTAATAGGTTAACTTCAGTACCGCAATTTAATACGTTTAGTGTTACTAATATGTCGTATATGTTTCAGGGTTGTAGTAAATTAACTACAGTACCATTATTTAATACATCTAGTGTTACTAATATGTCAAATATGTTTCAGGACTGTTATGCTTTAACATCAATTCCATTATTTGATACTTCTAAAGTTACTGATATGACTCAAACATTTCATAATTGTACAAAGGTTGAAAGCGGCGCTTTAGCTTTATATCAACAGGCTTCTACGCAAACAAGACCTCCTTCGAGTCATACTTATTGTTTCCGTAGCTGTGGTTCCGATACTACAACCGGAGCAGCAGAATTAGCTCAAATCCCGTCTTCTTGGGGTGGTACAGCTTCTTAATTAAAGGTATTAATATGAATCACGTATATACAATAACGGTATAATATGGCTAAAGTGATATATACATATAACAATCAAATCTTAAAGAGTACTGATAATGAATGGTATACTGAGCCAGGACCGGCTGATGATGTAACGATTGGCACACAAACATGGAAGATTAAGAACTTGGCTATTGATGATGGACAAGGCGGTATTTCCACACAAACTGTCAATTATGGACAAGGAAATGTAACTGAGTATTACTATACTTGGCAGGCAGCGGTTAGAATAGCTAATTCTATTCCTGGTTGGCATTTACCAACTAATAGTGAATGGGACGCTTTAGCTTCTGCAGTTGGTGGAAGTTCTACAGCTGGAACTAAACTCAAATCTACCTATGGTTGGGAGTCTGGAGGAAACGGAACAGATGATTATGGATTCTCAGTGTTTCCAGCCGGTAATTGGATAAGGACTAGTTTCTACAATTTAGGCACCTGGGCACGCTTCTGGACAGCCACCGAGAACTCGTCTAGCTACGCCTACTGCTACTATTACTCTAATACAAGTAACGCACAGTCATCGACCACCTACAATAAGACGACACATAGTTTATCTGTTCGACTAGTAAAGGATGCATAATATGAATCACGTATATACAATAAATGGTAGGCCATGCGGCTTTAATATTCCAGATCCAGGTATCAATTTATTACCGATGTCTGATTGGACTATTGCTCCTAAATCAGTTTCTAATAATACCATAACTGTTACAAATAACAATACATTAAACCTTTATGGTGTTGGTAACTGGAATGAATTGATATATAGGCGTTATCAGCCAGAAGAATCTGGAACTTATAATTTCAGCATTAAGTGGACTGCTCCTTTAGGTTTAGATTTCTGGAATTCTCAATCATCTACATCTCTTAGACAGCTAGGTGTATGGTTTGATACATCGTTAAATATATCTTATTCATCTAGTTATGAAGGTAGTCGTTCTCAAGGTATACTGATGTATGACCACGATAACTGGGGAACTGCAATATCCTTAGAGCAGACTGGAACAGTTACATTGAATTCTTCTACTAACTATTATATATGGTTGTCTTTAGGAACATTAGAAGACTATAAATCACAGATTATAACCTTTACTGAAATGAAATTGGAGAAGCAATAATGTTTAGAATAGCAGCATATAAGGGTGAAATTATTCCTCCTGGTCCAACATTCGATACAGTTACAATTGGTTCTCAGGTATGGATGTCTAAGAACCTTACTATCGATGACGGACAAGGCGGTATTGCTACTCGAACTCTCAATTATGGTCAAGGAAATGTAGTTGAGTACTACTATACTTGGGAAGCTGCTGTTAGAGTTGCAGCTTCTATTCCCGGTTGGCATTTACCTACAACAAGTGAATGTGACGCTTTAGCTGAAGCAGTTGGTGGAAGTTCTACAGCTGGAACTAAACTCAAGTCAACTTATGGATGGAATAGTGGTGGCAATGGAACCGATGATTTCGGCTTTACGATATTCCCAGCCGGTAATGAATTTGCATTAAACGGCAGTGAAGCGCGATTATGGACGTCTTCAGAAGTGTCATCAGATTATGCCGAATACATTAGGTTTAGTTATAACACAACATCGTTGGCTTATAGTAACTTTCGCAAATCAAATTATACTTCTATTCGTCTCGTAAAGGATGCAACTTAAGGAGAAATTATGATTATTTCTTATAATAACAAGATTCTTGGAAGAAACAACTTAATTGTGGGCTATGATGGAGGTTCACCAGTATCACCGTTTCCTTCTGATATGCATTTCGTATATGTAGCCAATGATTATGATGGTGATAAGATTCCCAATTTAGCCACAAATTCTACATTGGGTAGCTTTAATAGATATGCATCTGGAACGTTGACTAAGACTGGTAGTGGTAGTAATTGTTATATAACTAATGGTAACAATAGATATAACTATCTTTATGTTGAAATGTCAGCTGAAGATCTTGATCTAATGAAGGCTACTAGTAATACATATACATATTATTTCAGATATGTATATAATTCTAGTGATACTGGTGGTATTCTTTGTTGGAGAGCATCTTCTCCTTCATATGGTGGTGGTGATGGCTATGTATATATGTTTAGATGTTCTGGTGCAAATATTCAATTCCACACGACTAGTGGTACTAATACTGGTTTATCTCTTACTTCAGATACAGTATATAAGGCTACAGTAAACGGTAATAGCGTAAATATAGTAGATTTAAACGATAATACTAAATCCTGGACTTATTCTGGCGGTAGCTTCTCTAGAACAATGAACAGAATGATGACTACTTTCTGGGCCGGCTATAGTTCTGAATATGCACCAAATGCTCAATTCTATGGTGTAGCTGGTATTGCACGTGCTACTACAGCTGAAGAAGATAATCAGATTAAGACGTTCTTGATGACACAAGGAGTTTAAATCTAATTATTATACAAGAAATTTAAGGAGAATTTATTATGGCAATAACCGTTTATACATATAACGATAAGGTATTAAAGAATGTAGCTACCGACAAGTGGCTGAAGAAGAAAGAAGGACCTGCAGGATTCGTAATGGATGCAAGCAATGCAACAATCAGTGGAAGTTGGATATATTGGCAAAGTCCGGCTTATCCAAACGGTTATAATGGTAATGGAAAGAGTTATACTATAGTAAATAATAACAACGGTGACGTGTATATCCAATCTCCTGGCTTAATGTATCTATCTGCTAACAATATAACTACAGGAGGTCCTGCAGCTATTCCAGCTGCTGATATGGTAACAGGTTCTGGTACTATGAAGGCCAATTCTGCAGGTGTCGCGTCAGGTTATGGTACGTATTTGGGTATGACTTTAAATAGTACTGGATCTACACCAACTGCTGAGCAAGTACAGACGTATGCATCAAATTTAACAATCACAATCTTAGACCCATAATATGAGTAACACCAGTAGCACAGCTTCTTAATTAAAGGTAATAAATGATTCTATATAATGACAGGATAATTACTAATTCTGTAGGCAAATGGTTTCAACGTCCACTACATATGGTTACTACTCATGGTAATCATGGTAGCGTTAATGCCGATCCTAATATGGGAGAATTTGGAACTAATGTGACGTTGAGTAATACGCCAGATACAGGATATAATTTCACTAGCTACAGTATAGCTGGTGATGGTGCTTCATTATCTGGAAATACCTTAACTATTGGATATTCTGATGTTTCAGTAACCGGTAATTTCGGAATTAATACATATTCTATTACATATAATAATGTAACTGGTGGTAGCTTTACTGGTCCTTCTACAGCTACTTATGGTACTACAATAACTGTAAATGCTACGGCTAAATCTGGTTATACATTTAATTATATTACAGTAAATGGTGTTAGAATTACCGGAAATACATTTACTATGCCTGCATCTAATGTTGTTATTTCTGGTGAATTTGCAGTATACAATCCATTAAATTTACCTCCATATACTTTAAGGCTTAAATATACAAATGGGGTAACGCCTGATTTCGGTGATTATATTACATCGTTAAGACAAGTATCGTCTGATCCTAATGTATGGGATATGACATATGTTAATCCTAAATGGCATGATTTGGTTTATAATAGCTATGGTCATACTGAACTTCTGGAAGTATTAGGTGCAGGTGATTTATCTGGTGTTGTAGATATGAGTTATTTATTTCATGATTGTGATAAATTAACTACAGTTCCAGTATTTATTACTTCTAATGTTACTTCTATGTCATATATGTTTAGTGAATGTGCACCATTAACCTCTATTCCTGAATATGATATTTCTAAACTTGTATCAATGCATGGAATGTTTAACGGCTGTAGTTCTATAACTACTATTCCTGCATTTGATACGACGAATATTACTGATATGGGATATATGCTTAAAGGCTGTAGTTCATTAGTAAATTTACCGTTACTAAATACTTCAAATGTAACTAACATGAGCCATATGTTAGAAGGCTGTAGTAGCTTAAATACAGTACCATTATTTGATACTTCTAATGTTGTAAATATGAACCATATGTTCTATGGTTGTAGAGAATTAAATGAAGTTCCATTATTCGATACTTCTAATGTCGTAGATATGAGCCATATGTTTGCTGTATGTAAGGATTTACCAACTATACCTGTATTTGATACATCCAGCGTTACTTCTGTAGAATATATGTTTGATCATAGTAATGTAACTGGCGTTCCGCTATTTGATACTTCCAATGTAGTAATAATGGATCATATGTTTGACACCTGTCCTAAGCTAGTATCGGTACCTAACTTCGATATGAGTAATACTATTGATATTAATTATATGTTTGCAAATTGCGAAGCTTTGGAATCAGTTCCTAATTTCGATACTTCGGCTGTTAGTGGAATGGAACGTATGTTCTATAAAGCTAAAGGGTTGAAATATGTTCCATTGGTTGATACTTCTAATCCTAATCTATCAATGAACTGGATGTTCCAGGACTGCTTTAATGTAGAATCTGGCGCATTAGCATTATATCAACAGGCTTCTCAGACCGTTACATCTTCATTAAAGCATCAAGCTACATTCTTTAGATGTGGCCGTGATACTACAACAGGTGCCGCAGAATTAGCACAAATTCCATCTGATTGGAAATAAGGAGATTTATGAAACAGAATTATGTAGCTACAAATTTAGAACAAGATTTCACAGCTGAAGAGAAAGCTCAGGCTAGAGAGAATATCGGAATTAACCTTGATAACCTCTCCGATGGTTCCAACGTCAAGTTTGCGGGGGCATTGTCAGAAGTTGACCTTTCCAAGGCGGACATGAAGATTTACAGGGATAGAAATCAGTCTCCAACGTTAGACTATTCTAAACTTTATATCAAGAACGAATACAACAACAGCGGTACCTACACGATGGTAGATTCCAACGCCGCTTCAGGCTATCTCTTCAAGCTAGCGTCAGGCCCGATTGTATCACAGCCGATTGATTTCCCTCGTCTTGGTCCTAACATGCAGCTGCTCTCTACCGAAATCGTAAATATCGATTCGTACGACTACGACCTAAATATCAAGGAAGGAAAGTCTTACGTACTGAACTGTGATTCGACTGCAGGTAATATTAACTTGATCACGAACGTAACGGATCATCCAGTTTATACGATTATCAATATCAATGCGGACGGTTCCGGCTCCTGCCCTTCTATTTCAGTCAACTGGCAGGATGAAGCATTAAATGATTGTCGTTCTAGTTTCCAGTTCATGGACAACTTATCCAATGCGCAGTATCTAATGCACGTATATATCCAGAAGCTGTACAAGGAATCCGCACAGCAATACTACAGCGTGGCACGAGTAATGGATTATCCGGTCGCTTACAGGTTGATTCCTGAAGATGTCGATACCAACATCGATTCTGTCGTCCAGGTAGGTGCAGTATATTAATATGGATATAATCTGCTTGACACCTATAGCGCCAGGAACTGTTCTTGCCCCTTACTATCTGGGATTGCCGAGGTTAATTTCAGAACTTGCCCCGGTTCCAGACTTATGCAGGGAAGCAAATATTAATATGAATAGAGTAAGATTGCAACATTTATTTAAGAAATTGAAGTACAATTATACTCACGTTCTATTAATGGATTCTGATGTTATCATATATCCAAGAGATTTAGATCTATTAATTCAGAATTGGAAACCTGAAACAACACCATGTATAAAGACTAAACGTGCAAACATAGGTCATGTGGTAACGTCATGTGCATTGGTTGGAGTTACAGATTATGTAAAGGTCAAATACTTGGAGAATGTTGGGCAATGTCAATGTAATAAATTACCAAATCCGTTCTACATAGAAGGTACAGAAGGTAAGGAGATTAAAGATGGAAGAACAACTCACTAACATATTACAAACGGGCAATCCTAATGCAAATCAGGGGTAAATTATGGAAGAAGTATTAACTAATGCATTTCAATCTGGTAACGTAACAGCTATTATTGCAGCTGTAGTTGTGTACGTAATTATTTACATGCAGCGTAACAGTACGGCTTCCAAACGTGATGAAGATAGTCAGAGTATACACGATGATATCCTTAAATTAAGATTTGAAGTCGACAATTTGAAACATAGCGACGTTCATAAGGATGAAATCCTGGAAGATTTAAGGAATCAGTTGAATATTCTTAACACTAATTTGGCTAAACTTTCTGTTACTATAGAAGGAATGGAGAAGAGAAATGAAGACAAGAGATAAATTGGATATTTCATTATTTATTGTGCAGCTAATTGTTGCATTAAAGACGTTATTCTCTAAGGAGAAGAAGGATGATAACTGATATACTGATTGGCTTGACTACCGTTCTATTTATTACTCTCGTGCTACTGCTTGGATCGTTATGGTTTGATAGTGAAGATGGCACATGGGGTAAGAAAGATGATAAATAGTTGCGATGAATGTACTGAGAAGTGTAAATACCTTACAGAATGCTTAGAATCGAGTTATAATGAGATGTTAAGACGTTGTAATGTAGATATACAGGACAAGACAGAAACAAGTCCAGAGGTGCCTCAGAATGCGAAAGAACAAGGTTTAGGAGAAGGAATAGGATTTCAAAGACTTAGACGTATAACTGGCTACTTAGTAGGTGACGTTTCTAGGTGGAATAATGGTAAATATGCAGAATTAAAGGATAGGGTGAAACATGGAACCGTATAAACCAAATAAACCATGGATAAGTGTAAACTTACCATCGAGAGAAGAATTAATAGCAATGGCTATGGGATTAATTCCTGGAGGTCGTGCATTGAAATATTATCACGATAATCCTGAAGGACCTATTTCTGAGACTTTAGACTTAGCCGCAGAAGACTTTATTCCTTTATATGGATCTGTTATTAAGCCTGCAATTAATGGCGATGATATTGATGCTGAACAAGCTTTGAAGGAAGCCGCAATCTTCGGTATTCCAATGCCTTATACTAAATTCCCTGCTGGTCATCCTAAGGCTGGTGAAGCTATTCCTAATAATCTGAAGGAAGCTATGAAACCAGCTACTTGGGCAGCTGTCAAATCGAATTGGAAATACAATAGACCACAGGCTAGAAAGTTATATGCTGAACCTCCACGTACAACACCAATATATAGTGGTGGAAATACAGAGGGTGGTTTATCTACACGTGCAAGAATAAATGCAACACGTGATGCTATTACTCCTGTTGAAGTTCCTGCAGGTCCTTATCAACATACGAATACCGGTTCCAATGGATTAAATACAGGTACTTTCGCACAAGATAATAATACTGTTTGGCAAGGCGATATGTACCCACCTAATAGAAAGCTCAGGAATGATGAAGAGTATGGACCTTTCCAATGGGAGAACAAATATACGCATAAATTAGATAATAGCATCGATGAGAACGAACTTAGATGGGAATATCTAATCAACAAGACACGTACAGTAGACAACAAAGGCAAACCTGTTCCAAGTAAAGCCGTAGTTCCTAAAGAGACAATTGTTGATATAGCACTGGCTCAAGGTAGACCGGATATTGCGACTAGGGTAATGGATGATAGAAATTCAAAGATTGGAAGATACGGTTCTGAGACCGAACCATGGAGAGTTGCACAGTCAAAGAAATTTGAAACCTATAGATCACAGCAAAGACCAGGATTTGTTCCAGACAATGCTCAATGGAAGGATATAAACAATCGAATAGTCGAGAAAGAACTACGTGAGAACTTTGCAGCATTACCTGAAGATCCAAATTTAAGATATAAGTTTGCAGAACATTATGGAGTTCCAGATTTATATGATAGTTGGATGAATGATCCATTACTTTGGGCTAAGTACAAGAATGACGTACTTTCTCATAGATATCATAGAGAAGCAACAAATCGTTCTAGACGAAGATCTGCTGGTTGGGAGAATCCAAATCAATAAATTAAATAACCCTGGCTTATCACCAGGGTTTCTTATTACTTAGATTTCTCGATCTGACGGATAAATTCCTTTACATATTCATCAGGTTCAGGAATATTCTTCAGATGTTTGAGTATTTGTTCTTTATTCATTATTCACCTCTTTATTAAGAATTATCTTTAATGTATTTCAATAATTGCAATTTGCCATCTTTATCGTCATTAAAGAATATAGTTTCTCCTGAATTGTTATCCTTTAATGTTATAAGTTTATCACCTTTAGAATCAATACTATGGCCAATTTCAAATCTTTCCACAACAGATAAATAGTAATCCATTAATTTACGTTCTGCGTCTGTCATTAGGCTTTATCCCATAAATAATTGAAATCGTTCTCCAATGTTACTTTAACGAATGCAGGCATATTTACGCCACCGTAGCATTCATGCCAAGTTTCTTCTTTAGACTTACCAGCAGCCTTGTTTCTCTTAATAATAGATTCAGTAGATTCAATCATAATTTATTCCTTTATATTTGTTATGTGTATAATATAGATATTTATATGACGTTTGTAAATACCTTTCAATGTAAATATTTCTATACAAGAAATCCTCTGAAGCGGCGGCAACAGAGGATTCTTTGATTAACTATGTGTATGAGGAATTAAGTTATGACTGTAGAAGATAAACTATCGACATACTAAGTAGCGATACATGGTGAAAGGGATGAAGTGTGACATGATTTATTGCAGTCAAGTGGTATATACTGCATTTATGCTACCGTTCTGTCAAATTCTTGACTATTTCACGTGGGTATAAATATATAGAAAGGTTAGTATGATATGAAACAATACGTGAAATAGTCATAAACTCTTTGAATAATTATAATATAGTAAATTATTTACGTCTTGTAAACCCCTATTTATTGTTCTGATTTAATTGTATAATGAATTCTGTAATTATTCTTATTGTCTATTAGGTCAACATAGGCTGCATATACTGGAAATAGACACGTTTCTAGTTTAACTGACTTATTTCCTTTAAATACGTTATGTTTACCATATGCTAGCCTATTATAAACGCGATTAAGTTCTTTAAGGCTGATTACTTCTTTATTTATTACTTTCATATTTATTCCTTTATAATATATATATAATATAATGTATTATTATTAATATATTCTAGTTAATGGGGCGTTTACCCTATTACTCGTAGGCTGAGGCGATAGCCTCTTTGATTGACGATGTTAAATGGAGTTCATTATAATGTTCAATCCATGCACGTTCATAACCTAATCTATTTAATACCGTCAAACATAAGTCTTTATCCATCATGCTGTTATAATAATAATTGATATACATTCTTACAGTTTCTGTATTATTTGCGTTAAACCATCTATCTATAGCGCAGTCAATGACGAAGTTCTTATCTTCATCGTTAATTCTGTTTATTTCATTCTTTATTGCAGTAATAGATATATTTCTCTTCTGGAAAGCCTTCTCAAGCTTTCTATCATGATGTATATCTCTTCTGATTATTTCCTTTGCAATATCCTCGGAAGATAGATTATTTAGCCATGACCAGTCAGTTCTCTTACTTCCTTCCTTCTCATGGCGTTCTCTGCGTTGCTTATAGTAATAGCCTAGTTTAAATCTTGATGTAATCCATTCATCTGGCTTTCCATTATTCCAATGCTGCATAAATTCGTCATATAATCTAATATAATTATAATAGAATCCACGTCTATAGCTAATGCAATAATCATATAGCTTTGATATTTCAGTATCTCCTGGATATGATTTGTAAAGATATTCTACGTCTTTAAATATCATCGTTTCTAAGTCTTCTAAGACCTTATTTATATCTACCCTATTAAGATTATACCTTCCGTAAATAATGAGGTTATAATGCGTTATTAAGCAAGATATGACGATATTATCAATAAACCTTCCAATGAAATATGTATTGATATTATTACCAGATATAAACGGCTGCAATAAATTTGCATTCTTTGGAAGCCATAGATATGGTTCATAACATCCGATAAATTTATTCATTTCGGATTCTTTAAATTGTTCTTTCATAACTGACTTCACAGCCAGCCTTATTCTTCCATACACATAATTCATATATTATTTATTAAACAAAGATAGTAAATCTTGTAAAGTTTGTAAACCCCTAGTATTCAGTAATAAACGGTATGAATTCTTTAATTCGATGGGGGCCCGCGCCCCCTTTATTAAATAATATATATTATTATAGAAGAACACACACTAAATTTGCAAATTTAAGTGATTCCAATTCTATTAACAATTGAAATAAAGTGTGTGCCTTGCGTGCCGCGCTGTATATTGTGTCCCCAATGTCCAAATTTAATCATGACATACTATATACTATATTTAGCGGCACATAGTAAAGTGTGTGCCTAGTGTGTGCCATTGCGTGCCTAAATACAAAGTTTGGAATATTTCTGTTATATATATTATGTAACAAATAATTTACTATATTTAAGGAATAATATGAAGATAGCAACAATAGATATTGAAGGAGATGGCCTTTCTAAGGATTTAAATCAGAAATTGTTTAAGACTGGTGGTCATTATGATCCTGATACACGTTTATGGTGTATTACATTTACAGATGATAATGGAACTGATACATATGTTTGTAAATTACCGCCAATTCCTAGAGCAGGCAGAAAGGCTTATCATAAAGTAACTACAAAGGTTCCTAATGAAATTAATGGACATAGGATAACTGAAGTAACAGATTATTGGAGTTTCTTAGATACTATATATTTATTGTTGAAACGCTATAAGCTTAGCGGTTATAAGATTTGTTTCAAAGGTTATGGTAAATATAATTATGACAAAGATATGTTGGAAATTATATTTAAGAAGTTTAATATAGATACAGATGTATTAGATTGCTTAATAAATGCTTATAAATCAACCGTGGGACGTTGGAAAGAGACAGGTAAGCAAATACATACCGGAATTAGAATACCAAACCAGGAATACATTATAAACGGAATTAAACACAATATTGAAGACAGTATACAATTATATAATTTGGTAATGGAATATGTACAACGAGCAGCAAATTGAAGATATGAAGAGAAGAGTCAGAGAACAAGATACTAAGGTATTTGATATTTGGCTAAATCAATATAATAAAGAAGACAACAATAATAACTATGATCCGAGATGGGATAGGGAGTAGAATATGACTGATATACAAGCAGATATAATGGAAATCAAACAGACGTTGAAACAAATGCAGCATGATATTAACACAATTAAGAATATAAATGCTGATTATTTCGATTGGAATTCTGACATTTATCAAGATGTACCACCATATATTCCAACACAAGGCTGCAGTTTAGAAGATCAAATGAATGCAATTAAGAAATATGATGAATACTGTGAAAGACATCCAGAGTTTATTGGTGGTTTAGTTAAAGGAGAATAATAATGGCAATATCACATGATAGATTTAAAGATTATGCTAAAGAATGGTTTGCATTTATACAGGTACTAGACATGCCCCCTAAAGATTCACCAATTACATTATATGAATATATTAAATTGCGTGCAGGCATTGGAGGGGAATAATTAATGTGTGAATTCTGTGATAATAGAGATAAACGATTTGAGGACAATAAATTTGGTGAATATGATTCAAGGATATTTACCAAAGATAATATAATTAGATTATATAATCAAGGCGGATGGGATTTCGTTGAATTAAACTGTAAATTCTGTCCAATATGCGGAGAGAAATTAAATAAACAATGGGAATAATAATGCAAATAATCGTATCAATGACAACATGGTCTAAGAGAATCGGAAGCTGCAAACCAACTTTAGATTCAATTCTTAACCAGACTAGAAAGCCAGATTTAATTGAAATTAACCTCGATAGGGACAATTTCCCAAATGAACGTAAAGATATACCAGAATGGCTAGTTCAAATGGAGAATGATAATGATAATTTACATATCTATTTCCAGGAACATGACATGCATGTTTGGGAGAAATTTGTTCCTACGTTCAGACGTCATAATGAAGATTTCATTTCAGTAACACTAGATTGCGACGTTAATTATCCGCCAACATATATTGAAGAAATTGAGAAGAATATGCAGAATGCAGACTGGCTATGTACACAGCATGATGATATGACTCAAGGCCAATATATGGTTTACGGTCCTAAAGCAGTAAAGTTGATGACTGAAAGAGTAACTGATTCAGTTATACAGGATATTGACTTAGATGATCACTTCATTGGACACTTATTATTCCAATCTGAATTAAAGAGAGGAAAGAAGATAGAATCTAAATGCGAAGACAGACAAGAAGGTTATAGCTTTAGACGATTCTTTGTTGATGGTTATGATGAAGCTGAACTTAAAGACAGCACATGTGACTATCCACAAAGACAGTTCATTAAAGAAAGAATATTGATGCACAATAAATATAGAGTTGGTTAATGAATAAGAATCCAAGAAAGAAGAAAGTAGCTAAAGAAACCGATCCTAAGGTATTATTCAGACGTTCTAAAGCATGGTCTAATTTCAGACTTAAATTAAGGAAGAAACAGAAATACGACTATGTAACAGGATCCCCATTGGCCAAGAATGCTAACTGCCATCATTTGTGTGAAGACCCTAGACAATATGAAGATATTTCAGATGAAGAAAGATTCGTTATGTTAAATTCCACAAGCCACACCGTTATACATTACTTATGGGGTGACGGTAAACGTAGGTATAACTGGAAAGAACGTCTTCAGAAGCTTAAAGAACTCTGTGAAATGATGGATGCGGCAAATTCAGAATTGAAAGACTAATTATTTAATATAATGGCGCAACATGAATGGAATTACTTTCCGCAATGTTGCATAGAAGGTTCCTAAGAGGCTAAACCTCGTGTTGGTTCGAATCCAACTTGCGCCATTAATTTGGGCTCGCATGATCCAAGGAGGCGAGAAGGCTTTGCAAGCCATCTGTGGTGGTTTCGATTACCACCGGGTCCATTATTAGCCAGTATGGCAGAGAGGCTGAATGCGCGTGACTGTAGATCACGTCCTTCAATAGGTTAACATCGGTGGTTCAAATCCATCTGCTGGCATAAGGATTATTTATGGCAACAAATAAGAAACAAATAAAGAGAGAAATCAACGAAGCACAAGAACCATTAAGAGATACAGCTAAAGATATTCCTTTGCTCTTAGCCTGTATTCTTAAGGAACTTGAAGAGAATAATAAATATCTTAAATTATTGTCTAAGCTATCGGCTATAGATCATGGGATAGAATAATGAAACTTAGTGAATGGTGCGAACAGAATTTCAAGCATGTTACGTTTGAAGAATATATTGGTAATTTGAAAGTTCCAAAGATTAATGTGGAACTTACTTATGGCCTATTATCTACAGAGAATAAAGAAGAGTTTCAGAAGCTTGTATTCCATCTAGCACCATTAGGAACAATAATTGATAGTATTTCAGATGATTTCTATGAAGGAAAGATTCTGTTATTACGTAATATGTTGACTAGAATGTTAATGGAAGAACCAAATCATAAATTAGCTGATAGATTCCTTAATATACTAGAGCGTAGAGATAAGGCACATTGGAGCAAAGATAAGAAGATAACTGAAATAAAGGCCGAGTCTGTTCCTGATAATAACAATAGTCCGTTCAATATTACGTTTACGGTCAAGGAATAATGGATTTACAATTATCTAAATGGCAGAAACAATTCATAGAGAGGTTCGATGATCCTCTCGTTATTGCATGTACGGCTATTTCCGCAGGAAAGACACGTATATTAGCAACATGGCTAGTATTGCAATGTTTACAGAAACCGGGAATTAGAGGTATCTGTATCGCACAGAACTATCCTGCATTGACGAAGGTTCTTATACGTGAAATCATTGGATTTGCATCCCAGATTGGTATAACCGTTCATTGGAACTCTTCAGCAAAGGAAATAAGATTCCCTAACGAATCGTTATTATTCTGTTATTCTTCTGAGAATCCTACATCTATCCTTGGTTTGTCAGAAATCGCGTTATTAGCCATAGACGAAGCTGCATACTGCTGCGAAGAAATTTATAACTACGCTAAGGACCGTATGAGAGGTTCCAAATATCCGTCAATGACCAGACTGATTTCTTCTCCGTCTACATTAGATAAAGTCCAGAACTGGTTCAGTAAGATAGTTAAGGAACATGAAGATAGCGTTATACATGCTACATATAGGGATAATCCGTTTACTTCTGAAGAATTCAAGAAGGAACTTGAAGAACGTTACGGTATTGGTTCTAATCTATTCAGACAACAATGTTTAGGCGAAATATTCGATACCGACGTAGCTTCACAGATTATATTCAGACATGAATTTCCAGCTGAGAAGAGAGATAACGGTAAAGAACATTGGTTCGGTATGGATGCAAGTGGCGTTGGAGCTGACTCTGATATGTATGTAATTGTTGATAAATATGGTATGGTTGACTATATAGAGAAAGTTGAAGCTAGCACGCAGCAGAAAGCCGGTATAGTATCAATGCTATATGACAAATATAAAGTCAAATATGGCAATATAGACATGACTGGTGGTTATGGACAAGGAGTATATGACCTATCCAGAGATAAGAATTTAGCTATTTCAGGTATCAATTTCGCTCAGAAAGCAATAGATTTAGATAAATATCCTAATGCTAGAACTGAAATTTATTTAGAATTAGCTAAAGCAATTAAACAGGGCTTCTGGGTTAACGATATAGTTAAAGAAGAAATGCTGGCACAGGCTTTATTTATTAACAATAGAGGACAAGGCCAACTAGTACCTAAAGATGATGTTAAGAAGATATTAGGCCATTCACCAGACTTATGTGACGCTGTTGCATTAGCCGTTTATGCTATGAATCATGGCGAACAGATGCCTGAATATTCAGCTAAGAAAGCAACAGATATTGCAAATAAGTATTTAGCATATTTCAATAGGTATAATTGATGATTGATTGTTCTAAATGTAAACATCATAGCTGTTGTAAACACGTAATTCCTGAGTTAGCAAGAGATAATTCCACAATTTGCCGGTTCTTCGACGAGGAGACCGGCCTTTGTACTATATATGCCAACCGGCCGTGGATTTGTAATACTGATTACATGTATGAGCATTATTATAAAGATAGAATGACTAGAGAAGAGTATGACAGAAGAAATTCAGAAGCATGCAAGCTATTAAATTCTAATTATTAGATAAAGTTTAATAATAAGGAGATATTTATGGCTTCTGTCAGAGAAATTATTAAAGAGGCTACAGTTCGTATTAATCTTGTTCCTAGAAAGCAAGCTATTCCAGGTGATATTCTTGAAACTGCCTATAAGCTGCTTAAAGGTATTGTAGCCAAATACAATAGTGACAATCTGCTTAATTTCACACAGAATTCTATAATCGTTAAGAATTCTGAATTTACTCATATATATGATGAGACAGACTTTATGAAGGGAAAGAATAATCTTTATTTCCCGACTGTTGAAGCATTAAATGCTTATATTCCGTCTGAAACAGAATTTAACGATAATACATGGGCTATGGTAGAAGGTGTTGAAGATACAGTTTATGTAGTATTTAATCCAGCTTTGAATGTATACGCCTGGAGAGCTCAGACTATTCTGGATTATCTGCAACCTAGAATTCAGGAAATGAAGAAATATATGGCCATGAATCATGTATGTGTTAGAGACGTGGCTAAGATTAATTCTGTTTATGTTGTTACCGACGTTGGACAGCCTTATAAGATGTATTACGAGCTTAAATTTATGCCGGCTGCAGAATTTGACAATTATATGAATGATGCCAATGTATTTACTGTAATTGAGAAATCTGAAGGTGAATGGGTAATGCAGGTTAAGCCGTGGACATATAGACTTAATGACAGGAGACTGAAGATTAACTATAACGAAGCAATCGACTTCGATCTTGAATCAGATCTCTATATTCCAGATAACTATGTCGAATTACTTATTGTAGCATTGGCACATAAGCTGGCTTTACAATATCCTAGACTTGATGACGCTCAAATGAACAGACTTGAGAATGAAGTTAGGGTATTAGTTGACAATGTTAGAACGCCTAAATCTATTACTAGAATGGTCTTAAGAGACAAATATGAATATTGGCCGGGTTATAGAACAATGACACAGGCTGAATTAATGGCAGGTTATACCGTATAAGGAGATTACATGGCCAATAATGTTAAATTAATTGAGAATATTGCAGGAAGCATCACACGTTCTAATCTAGCTAAGGTAGGCCTTGGAGAGTCGACGAATATGTATGTGGAAACTCAGAATCCGTCTGAGCATTCTTGTAGTATTCTAATGAGAACAATTCAGGGTCAGGTAAAGGCAGCTAATATCGGCGGTAAATGTCGTGGTATGTATCGTGTATCAAGAGGCTATGATAACCGTCCTGTATTGTATGCAGTTTATGGTAATAAGCTTTATTTAATAAATGAAGATAATACATACAATTACATAGCTACTATTAGTTCAAACGGAACTGAATGTCATATGACTGAAACTGGTGGCTATGGTTCTGCACATCCACATCTTATTATTACTGATGGTTATAGCGTATATGCAGTAAACAGTGGCCTTTCTATCGGCGATCAGCAGATAGACTTCAGAAGAATTAGATTACCGTTACGGGTAAATTCTAAAGATACATATATTAAGCCAACTCATTGCGCATATCTTTATGGTTATCTGATTGTCAATGATGCTGGAACGGATGCATTCTATACATCTTATCAATATCCGTTTGAAATTGAGAATTCTGAAGATGCTGAATTCTATGATGAAAGATCTGAATTTATTGTATGGTGGAATACATTAGATAAAGATACACAGCAGCAATATATGGCTGGTGAAATCCAGGATGTTTATTACGATAAATATAAAGGTTTCATTACTGGCACA